CGACGACGGACCGGATTACGAGCTGCCGCTGACTATCGAATATCGCAAGCCATTCCTGTGCATCAAGCTCCCGTCCGGGCGCCGGCTCTACTACTTCGACCCGAAGATGGAACAGCGCACCATGAAAGGGAAAGATGGGGAGGAGTACACAAAGGCCAATTTCAGCTACATGTCCAAGCCGATGCAAGGCAATGGCTGGGTCAGGGTCTACTCCCACGGCGGCAAACTGGTTGAGAACATTGTCCAGGCCGTCGCCCGTGATGTCCTGGCGATCGGCATGTCCCGTGTAGACAAGCACGGTTTGAGCCATGAGCACCTCCCCTGGGACATTGAGACCGTGATGCACATCCACGACGAACTGGTGAACGAGGTTGACGAAGAGGCGGACGATGAGCAGGCCTTGGCTTTCGTCCATCGCTGCATGACAGCTCCGATCAGCTGGGCGCCAGGGTTACCTCTCGGAGCGGCAGGCTTTGTCGGATCACACTATCGCAAGGATTAACCATGGCCAAACCACCTGTCATTCGAGAGTCGAAGGTTGAAAAGGACATTCGGGAATGGGCGGAAGCGACGGGCTGGTGGGTGGCCAAGTTCACCTCACCAGGTAAACGGGCGGTACCAGACCGCCTGTTTATCAGAAAAGGCGTCCACCTGTTCGGGGAGATCAAGCGCCCCGGAGAGATACCCACCCCGCAGCAGCTCCTTCGACACAAAGAGATGCGGGCACACGGCGCAATAGTTCGAGTATGGGACAATTTCGATGATGCGAAATCAGATCTGGACTTCTTTTGACAAGTGGCGGGCTTCCCGCCGCAAAAACGTCGAGCGTGTCGAGAGCGACATGCATGCCTACCAGCACACGGCCCTGCAGTTCATCCGCGACAACCCGTTCTGTGCCCTGTTCGTTGACCTGGGCTTGGGCAAGACGGTCACCGCCATGACGGCAGCGGCCGAGTTCTTGATGAACGGCGAAGTGAACAAGGTGCTGATCATCGCCCCGCTGAAGGTGGCCAACAAGACCTGGCCCGACGAGTTCAGCGTGTGGGAGCACACCTGCTGCATGAACTATCAGGTGCTGACAGGGGACGCCAAGACCCGGGCTCAGGCCATCAAGTCCAAGGCCGCCATCCACATCATCAACCGGGAGAACGTGGAGTGGCTGGTGGACCAGTGGCGCACCAAATGGCCATACGACATGGTGATCATCGACGAGAGCTCTGCGTTCAAGGACCACACAACCAAGCGGTTCAAGGCGCTCAAGAATGTCCGCAAATATATGAAGCGCATGGTTCAACTGACCGCCACACCGGCGGCCGAGTCATATCTGCACCTGTTCGCCCAGATCTACCTGCTCGATCAGGGCGAACGACTCGGCAAGACAGTCACCAGCTACCGGGAAAAGTATTTCACCCAGAACCGCTGGTCGATGAAGTGGGACCTGCGCCCAGGGGCCAAGGAGGAGATCACGTCCAAGATCCAGGACATCTGCCTTGTCATGAAGGCGGAAGACTACCTGGACATGAAACAGCCGCAACACATCGAAAGCCCTGTCTACCTCTCTGACGCTGAGATGAGCCGCTACAATGCGATGGAAGAGGACTTCCTGACAGAGGTTATTCAAGAGGATGGCGAATCGCTGGTCATCGAGGCTGAGACGGCCGCCACCCTGGCAAGCAAGCTGCTGCAGATGGCGTCCGGGTTCATCTACCACTCAGAACGAGAGCTGGTGAATGGCAAACCAAAGCTCAACCGCACGGCCCACCAGCTGCACGACCACAAGATGGACGCTCTGGAGGCCCTACTGGAGCAACTGGATGGGGAGAATGTGATGATCGTCTATCACTTCAAGCCGACATTGGAGCGCCTGCTGGCCCGGTTCCCAGATGCCGTCGCCATGGACAAGTCTGGAGATGCCGTGACACCATGGAACAAGGGCAAGATCAAGAAGCTACTGGTCCACCCGCAGAGCGCAGGACATGGCCTCAACCTGCAAAAGGGCGGGCGGGTGATGATCTTCTACGACATCCCTTGGAGCCTCGAGACATACCAGCAGGTGATCGGTCGCTTGCACCGCCAGGGCCAGACGAGGCAGGTGTTGCTCTATCACCTGGTGGCGAAAGGCACGGCGGACGAGAAAGTGGTAGTTCGCCTCAAAGAGAAACGGGACACCCAAGAATGGCTGTTCCAGCGACTCAAACGCCTTGCCCGCAAGCGCCAAAAAGAACGAGAAGCGATGGAGGACATGCTGTGACGGCAAGCGAATGGTGTGAAGAAAAACGAGACAAAGCCAGAGACGGGGCAGAAGCCTGGAATTACCAGCAACTCGCGGACTGGTGGAAGCAGCGGGAGCAGAGCGATGGCTAAAGCTGAAACCGTCAAGGAGGGCTTAAATGCCCTCCGCAACAACCAGATCGACAAAAAATCTGAAGAGATGATCTTCCAGGGCTGCACGCAGTCGCAGCTGGTAAAGATCTTCCGAATGGATAGGCGGGACATCGCCGCCAAACTTGCCGAATCCCCCATCACCCCGTGCGGTTCCCGTGCGGGGTATCCTATCTATGCAATCCACGAGGTGGCCCCGTACCTCGTCAAGCCGCTCTACGACATCGAGACCTACCTCAAGCGGATGCACCACAACGACCTGCCGAAACACCTGTCCAAGGAGTTCTGGGCTGGCATGCGGGCGAAGCAGGAATACCAGCTCAAAGAAGGCGAACTGTGGCCGACGGAGCAGGTCATCGGGGTGATGGGCGATGTCTTCAAACGCCTGCGCATGTCGATGCTGCTGATCCAAGACGCGGTGGAGCGCGAGCACATGCTGACGGCGCAGCAGCGCGACAAGATCAGCTCGCTCATCGATGGGGCCTTGAACGACATGGCCGATGATCTGGTCGAGCAGTTCAAAGAGCCGGAGGCGGAGGACGATGAGCTATAAGTCGCTTCGAGAGATAGTCCGCACCCTAGCCGAGAACTTGAGGCCGCCAGAGCGGATGACGGTGGCCAAGGCCGCCGAGAAGTACCGGTTCATCAACCAGCCAGGGGCCTACGTCGGCCAGTGGGACAACAGCACAGCCCCTTACATGGTTGAGCCGATGAACACCTTCGCGTCTCGGGACTATTCGAATATGGCGTTTGTCGGGCCGGCCCAGTCAGGGAAAACGGACTCAATCGTAATCAACGGCCTCGCTTACTCGGTGAAAGTCGACCCGATGGACACCATGCTGTTCTGCCCGACCAACTCGGCCGCCCGCGACTTCTCGATCCGACGGGTTGACCGTCTTCACCGGCACTCCCCCGAGATCGGTGCCATGCTGCTGAAGGGGCGGGACGCGGACAACGTGATGGACAAGCACTACGTGACCGGCATGATCTTCACGATCAGCTGGCCGTCCGTCACCGAACTCGCGGGCCGACCGGTCGGGCGCATCATCATGACCGATTTCGACCGGATGCCGATCGACGTGGGCGGTGACGGTAACGCCTTCGACCTGGCGACCAAGCGGACCACCACCTTCGGCACCTTCGCCATGTGTGCGGCCGAGAGCTCGCCGTCCCATCCGATCCTCGACCATAAGTGGATCCCGCGCAGCCCGCACGAGGCGCCGCCCTGCACGGGGATCATGGCGCTCTACAACAGGGGTGACCGCCGTCGCTGGCAGTGGCCCTGCCTGCACTGCTGGACATGGTTCGAGGGCAAATTTGACCTGCTCGTCTGGGACGACAAGCCCGAGTCGAACTTGGAGAAGGCATCGACGGCCCATATGGCCTGCCCGCACTGCGGAACGATGATCCACCCGGACGAGCGCCACGAGATGCAACAGTGGGGCATGTGGGTACCGGAGGGCATGCACGTCAACAACAAGGGGCAGCTCGCAGGTAAGCGACCGCGCACGACCTTCGCCAGCTACTGGCTACGTGGCACGGCGGCGGCGTTTGTGACTTGGCCGAAGCTGGTCCTGACCTATCTCGATGCCCACGACGAGCACGAGCGCACCGGATCAGAAGAATCGCTCAAGAAATTCTGGAACAACGACATGGGCGAGCCCTATGTCCCGAAGATCACCGACAGCATCCGCCTGCCAGAGGCCATGAAGTCTCGGGCGGAAGAGTTGCCGGAGCAAATGGTGCCAGAGGGCGTTCGGTTCATCGTGGCCAACGTGGACGTGCAGAAAAACGCCTTCGTGGTGCAGGTGCATGGCATCCTGCCAGGGCGCCCTCACGACGTGGTGGTGATAGACCGCTTCAACATCTCAAAGTCCAAGCGTGTGGACGAAGACGGGGATCCGGAGCTAGTTAAACCCAACGCCTACCTGGACGACTGGCAGCTGCTCAAAGAGCAGGTCATGGACAAGGAGTATGAGCTGGGGGACGGGTCCGGCCGGATGATGAAGGTGAAATTCACGACCTGTGACTCGGGTGGTCAGGTCGGTGTTACAGATCGAGCCTACGACTTCTACCGCTGGCTGCGAGAGCGCGGCGAGAACGGCAGGTTCATCCTGGTGAAGGGCGACCGCAACCCGTCCGCCCCACGGACACGGATCTCCTACCCAGATAGCCAGAAGAAGGACAACAAGTCCGCCGCCCGCGGCGACATCCCGCTTCTCATGTTCAACCCGAACATGCTGAAGGATGCCCTCAACGGCCGACTGGATGTCATCGAGCCGGGGCGGGGTATGTTCCACTATCCGAAGTGGCTGCCGGACTCGTGGTATGCGGAGATGTGCGCCGAGGTCAGAACAGAGAAGGGCTGGGAGAACCCCCAGAAACTGCGAAACGAGGCGTGGGACTTGAGTTACTATTGCCTTGGCGTGTGCATTTCGCCGAAACTACTCAACGTCGAAATGATAGATTGGGAAAACCCGCCGGCATGGGCCGACGTTTGGGACAAGAATGCCCTGGTGCGAAGTCGAGAAGACCCGACCCGTTTTATGGCCCAACCCAAGCAGATCGACTTCGGTAAATTTGCGGAGGCATTAGCGTAATGAGCTGCACTGACATTCAGGCAAAATTGGCGGAAGCCGAAAAGGTGTACCACGAGCTGATGCTGGGCCTATCGGTTCGCGTCTTTGTGGACCAGAACGGGGAGCGCGTCGAGTACACGGCCGCGAATAAACAGGCTCTCTTGAGCTACATAAATCAGCTTCGAAGCCAGATGACAGACGGATCTACTTGCGTCGCACCGGCCGCTCGGGGCCCGATACGGTTCACCTTCTGATGAAAGACATCACAGTGAAAACTCTCGAGCAGGCGGGTCCCACGCAGATGGCCGGGGGCGGATTGGAAGGGGCCGATCGCCTGTCCCAGACGCTACTGAGCTGGCAACCAGCTGTCATATCACCGTCTGCCATGGTGGCGGCGGACAAAGACATGGCAGATGCCCGCACCCAGGATGCCGTGCAGAACAGCGGCATGGCCCAAGGGGCGGTGGCGATCCACCGGGATTCCATCGTCGGCTCCCAGTTCAACCTCAACGCCAAGCCGAACGCCATGGTGCTCGGTGTAACGGAAGAGTGGGCGGAGATGTGGCAGGAGCTGGTGGAAAGCCGGTTCAACCTCGTCGCCGATTCGCCGAACTGCTGGTTCGACGCCGAGCGCAAGAAGACCCTCACCGGTCTTGTCCGCATGGCCGTTGGCAATTTCCTACTAGCCGGTGAAGCCCTGGCAACGGCCGAGTGGATCCGCGACCGACGCCGTCCGTTCAGCACAGCGGTGCAGATGGTCTCGTCCTACCGGTTGAGCAACCCGGACGGGGAGAGTGACACCGATCGGCGTAAGTCGGGCATCGACATCGATGAATATGGCGCACCGTGGCGTTACTGGTTCCGCACATCGTTCCCAGGAGACATGACCGAGATCGACGGGTGGAAGTGGAAGCCGGTGTTGGCCCGCAAAGCGTGGGGCCGCCGTCAGGTCATTCACATCATGGAGCAATTACTGCCGAGCCAGCCTCGCGGGATCTCCGAGATGGTGGCGAGTCTCAAAGACTTCCACATGACCAAGAAGTTCAGCGACGTTACGCTGCAGAACGCCGTGGTCAATGCGAGCTACGCCGCAGTGATCGAGTCCGAGCTGCCGACCGAGATGATCTTCCAAGCCATGGGCGGAGGTGACCAATCTCCGCTTGCGGGGTATCTGGCCACCTACATGGACGGCCTATCCGCCTATATGGCGGCGTCCAAGAACATCGCCGTGGATGGGGTCAAGGCGCCGGTGTTGTTCCCCGGCACCAAATATAAAGCCCAACCGCTCGGCACACCCGGCGGTGTCGGCACGGACTTCGAAGCGTCGATGCTGCGCAAGATCGCTGCGTCCCTCGGGTTGTCCTACGAGCAGTTCTCCCGAGATTACACCCAGACCAACTACTCGTCTGCGCGTGCGTCCATGGCCGAGACCTGGAAGTTCATGCAGAGCCGCAAGAAGATCGTGGCTGACGCATTTGCCACCGAGGTCTATACCCTGTGGCTGGAGGAGGAGATTGCCCGTGGCAACATCCCGATGCCCCCCGGCTACACCCCGGATGACTTCTACGACCCGATGGTCCGCGAGGCGCTGACATGCTGCACTTGGATTGGTGCAAGCCGTGGCCAGATCGACGAGAAGAAAGAGACCGAGGCGGCCGAGCTGCGGTTGAACAACCAGCTGTCAACCTTGGAGGACGAGTGCGCCCGCCTTGGTGTAGACTGGCGCCAAGTGATCCGCCAGCGGGCCCGTGAGCAGAAGATGATGAAGCAGTACGGGCTGGAGCCGGTCGAGAAGAAACCTTCAACCGTTTCGGGCAAGCAAGAGCCAGACGAGGAGCAAATTGAATGAGCGTGACCGTATCCCAACAGGCCCTGCTGCGCATGAACCATGCCGCTGTGATGGTGGCCGTCAACAAATCCAGTCTGCAGATGGACCTGCAGACCTTGCATGCAGAAACCCCAGAGAGCGGCGAACGCAAACGTGCGGAAGTCATGGAGTCTCTGTGCGCGGCCTACGGCTTCGACAGCAAAGCACAGAACAAACCTTTCGCCTTTCAAGACGGAGTGGCCATCATCCCCATCCACGGCAGCCTGATTAACCGGTTCGGCCAGTGCTACGGGTATGTGACGGGTTACAACTTCATCCGCCGGCAGCGTGATGCCGCCATGGCGGATCCGGACGTCACGGCGATCGTCTATGACGTGAACTCAGGCGGCGGTGAGGCCGCGGGTTGTTTCGAACTGGCGGACGAGTCCTTTGCTCTGCGCGGCACCAAGCCGACCATCTCGGTCGTCGACAGCGCATGCTATTCGGCGGCCTACGCCCTGGCGTCCACTTCCGACCAGGTGGTGGTCACACCGACAGGCGGCGCGGGCAGCGTGGGGGTCTACACCATGCACGTCGACATGAGCAAGATGTTGGAGGACTGGGGCCTGAACATCACCCTGATCCACGCAGGGGAGCACAAGGTGGACGGACACCCCTATGCGGAGCTGCCGGAGGATGTCCGGGCGGACATGCAGAAATCGGTGGACGCTACTTACAACAAGTTCGTCGAATCGGTGGCCAGGAACAGAAATCTCAGCGTCGAGGCCGTGAAAGACACACAGGCGCGGTGCTATAGTGCTGACGATGCACTGGCGCTAGGGCTGATCGATAGTGTAGCATCACCTATTGAGGCTATTCGGGCGTTCCTGGGTGGCCCCAGCGAAGCGTCAAACGATGAAACGACAGGAGATTCCTTGATGGAACTTAACGAAGCCAAACAGGCCGAACGGCAGCGCGTAGGGGCCATCATCGGTCACCCGAATGCCAAAGGCCGCGAGGCCATGGCAAACCACCTGGCCCTGAACACCGACATGTCGGTCGACGATGCCGCCGCTCTCTTGGCCGTGGCGCCGGTGGCTCACGTCGAAGTGGTCGAAAAGACAGAAGAGGCCGCCAAGCCCAAGAACGAGAAGTTCGTCGAGGCCATGAACCAAGACGATCACCCCAACGTCGGCCCGGACGGCAAGCCCATCGAGTCGGCAGAGAAAACCCAAGCCAACGAGCTGATGGAAGCGTTCACCGCCGCCACCGGCTACGACTTCACCAAGTAAGGAGCTGAGATGAACGGACACACTCCCTTCGCAGGCAACGTGGACCTCGGCTCCTATGCACCGGTTCAACTGTTCGCCGGCAGCGCAGACGTCGTTACCGATAACTTCCCGGTGGGCGGCGACCTCGCGCAGTACCAGGTATTCGCCGTCAACGCAGCCGGCGCTGCGGTCCCGCACGCCCCCGCCGCGTCGGACGGTACTGAAAAAGCTGTTGGTATCGCGCTCTACGCAGTGACCCAGGCAGCAGGCGGCCACGTGGCCGGTTATATCGGCGGTGACTTCAATCATGAAGTCCTTGTGTGGCATTCCTCCCTCGACACCCTGGCGAAACGTAAGGCTGCGTTCCTGCGCACCAACATCGCCATCAAGTCACTGCTGTAAGGAGCAACGAACATGGCAGGTCTTTTCCAGACTTATCAACTGCTGGAAGTGCAGCGCAAATTCAAGCGTCTGCCGAGCTTCTGGCTGAAGTTCTTCAACCGCCAGGTTAACTTCGAAGAAGAATCCATCGCCTTCGACAAGGTTCACGTGAACTATGCCCGCCTGGCACCGTTCGTTGCGCCCACCGCGCAGGGTCGTGTGCTCAAGCACGAAGGCTTCCATCGCAAGGCGTTCAAGCCGGCCTACGTCAAACCGAAAGACGTGGTCGACCCGAACATGATCCTGCCGGTTCAACCCGGTGAGATCCCGGCCATGGGCAAGCTGTCTTTGGCCCAGCGTCGCGCTGCGGTGATCACCTATCTGCTCCAGCAACAACGTGCCATGCACGAGAACCGCTGGGAATGGATGGCCGCGCAAGCCGCGATCTACGGCTACGTGGATGTGTCTGGCGAAGACTACCCGACCACCCGTGTCGACTTCGGACGTGACGCAGCCCTGACCATCACCGCCAACTGGAAAGACGCGGGCGCCAAGCCGCTGGACGATATCTATGCCGCTCGCCGTATCGCGAACGACAAGTCCATGTCTGGCGCGACCATCACCCAGATCGTGTTCGGTGGTACCGCTTGGGCGGACTTCTACGCTCGCGAGAAGGACCGCCTGAAGGACTTGATGGACAAGAATCAGGTCAACGGCAACACCGGCGTCACCAAGCTGTGGGATGGCTTCGAAGGCATCGAGTACATGGGTCGCATCTCCGGTTTCACCGGCGGCGGTCTGATCGATATCTGGGTTGACACTCGCAAGTACACCGATGAAGCGGGCCAGATGCAGTACCTGATGCCGCAGAACGGTTGCGTGGGTATCTCCGAGGCCATCCAGGGCGTCCGTTGCTTCGGCGCGATCCTGGACAAGGGCGCAGGTTACCAAGCTCTGCCGTTCTACCCGAAAAACTGGGAGAATGAAGACCCGAGCGTGGAGTACCTGATGTCCCAGGGCGCACCGCTGATGGTCCCGTCCGACCCGAACGCCTCCTTCCTGATCAAGACCAGCACCTGATCAGCGAGCTAATCAGATTGGCCCGGGCGACCGGGCCTCTCCTCCATCAGATAAGAGGATTGCCACATGGCCGATGTAATTCGCAAAGCCTTGCAGACCATCATCCTGTACCGCGACGGTTCCCAGAAGATGGTGGCGCCGGGTGAAATTGTTACCCTGACCGAAAAAGAACACAACGAGCTGCGCCAGATCAACCCGGATTGCCTGGGTAAGCTGGATGAAGCCGAACTGGCGCTGCTCGAGAAGACCACCGCAAGCGACAGCAAGGCGGATCCGGACAAGACCCAGGGCAAGGGCGGCAAAGCCGGCACCCGGGGCAAGGAAGAAGAGCTCTAACATGGCGAACTTGGCTGAGATAAAGGCCAGAGCAAGAAAGGCCGTTCATACGGCCTTTTCTGTATCTGCGGACCACAGGGCCTACGGGTCCGACACCCCCACCGCCATCATGGTCCGCTGGCACAACAAGCTGGTGCTGCAGGGCAACGGCACGTCGGACGGCTATGCCAGCACCATTGAAGGCATCGACCGTCTGGTCTTCAACCTTGACGAACTGGCGGAGAAGGGCATCGACCTTGAAAGGGGCGACACGGTTACCATGGGCCCGTTGTACCAGAACGTTGTGCTGGTGCTCGAGGAGATGGAGCCTGCGACAGGGCCGGTTGAGCAGAAGTGGTGGGTGGCCCGGAAATGATCCGCGTCAGCAATAAGGGCCTAAGCGACCTGGAGAAGTTCTTCCAGAGAGCGCCGGAGGCGGCCACTACGGCGGCCCGCATGGCCATCAACGACACGGTGAGCCGCCAGGGCATGCAGATGATCCGCAAGGATATGATGGCGCAAGTGGCCTTCCCCGCCGGGTACCTCAGCGGGGACAGGCTTTTCATCGCCAAGCGGGCCACGAACAACAACCTGGAAGCGGTGGTTCTCGGTCGAAAACGTGCCACCAGCTTGGCGCGGTTCGCCGCCGGGACAACCGTCCTGAGCGGGAAGGGTGGTGTTCAGGTTAGGATCAAGAGCGGCCGCACCACATACCTGAAGCGGGCGTTTCTTGTGCGGCTGCGAGCCGGGGCCTCGATGTCCGAGGACAAATACAACGTCGGCCTGGCCCTGCGACTGTCCCCAGGGGAACGGCTCAACAAGAACACCCCACACCGCGCATGGCTGGTCCCGGGGAAGGTCGCTCTGCTCTACGGTCCGTCTGTCGATCAGGTGTTCAGCGACGTGGCCGACAAGGTTGCCGACCCAATCGGTGACATGGTGACAACAGAATTTTTCAGACAATTCGCGAGGTTGACAGGTGGCTGACCACATAAAACTGCAAGTCCTCAAGGCGCTGACCGCCCACTTGGAGGGGATCACCAAGACCAATGGTTATCAGCACGACCTGAAAGGAAAAGTGTTCAGGGGCCGGGCGGTGTTCGGGGCGACAGACGAGGTGCCGCTGCTGTCCCTTCTCGAAAGCCCCGCTCCACTGGACGGTTTCTACGCAGATGAACAGAAGACACTGCGCCGGGACACCTTGGTGTTACTGGTGCAAGGCTGGGCGGATGACGACTCCCGCAACCCGACAGACCCTGTTTACCCGCTTCTGGCGGATGTTCAGCGGCGAATGTCTGATATAGTATCTCTCGACGAAGGTACGAACCGGCCACGCTGGCCTGGCGTCTACATGCTGAAGGGCTTGATCTCCGACCTGGACATCGGCCAAGACGCTGTGAGGCCGGCGCAAGAGGGTGTGTCGGCAAAGGCTTTCTTTTACATGCCGATCAGGATCACCCTGCCGGTCAACCTTATCGATCCAACTGAGAAGGTGGAATAACGATGGCGAATGAAACCCAGAAGTACACGCTTGGCCGCGGCGAGGTGTTCTTCAACAAATTCAAACCCGGCACCAATATCGGCGAGGGTGAGCGTTACCTGGGCAACACCCCGGAGTACTCGCTGACCAACGAGGTCGAAACCCTGGACCACTTCAACGCGGATCGCGGCCTGCGCGAGAAGGATGAGTCGGTCCTGCTGGAGATCTCCAGCTCGGGCTCGATGAACTGCGACAACATCTCCGGTGAGAACGTGGCCCTGTTCTTCCTGGGCAACCTGCTGACCAAGTCCTCCACTTCTGTCACCGCGCAGAAAGAGGTCTTCACCAACTGGAAACGCGGGCTCACCCTGCAACTGGGTACCACCGATGCCACCCCTACCGGCGTCCGAAAGGTCTCCAACGTCAAGGTGGGCAAGGCGGCAAAGTCCGCCACCTTGAACCTGACCGGCGACATCAGTGCGATCCCGGGGGTCACCATCGTTGACGCGGCAGGCAACTACGAGGTCGACCTCGAACTTGGCCGCCTCTACCTGGAACCGACCTCCACCGAGATCAACGGCGACATCAAACTGGTTGTCCAGTTCGACGTAGCCGCGCAGTCCCGCGAGATGGTCATCTCCTCCAACGATGTGGTCCAGGGCAGCCTGCGTTTCGTGTCGCACAATGCCAAGGGTGAGAACAAGGACTACTTCTTCCCGAAAGTCACCCTGTCCCCGGACGGCGACTACAACCTGAAGGGCGACGACTGGCAATCCATGGGCTTCACCTTCGATGCTCTGAAACTGCAGGGTCGCGAGCGTGTCTACATCGACATCCGTGCCGTGGACGAGGCTGGCAGCAACCCGGCGGATCTTCGCTATGTGACAGTGATGCCGTCCAAGCTGACCGGCCCGGCCAATACGCCGATCTCGTTCACCGTGACCGTCCGCGACGGCAACAACAACACCGTCCCTGGCCAGACCGTCACCATGACGGCCAGCAACAGCGGTGTGCTGTCCGAGCCGACCGAGAACACCGGCTTCGACGGCAGCCTGACCGCCACCGTCAACAAGACCACAGCTGGCGTGGTCGCGGTCACCGCGACCGTGCAGTCTGCGGCAGGTCCGGTCTCGGCCACCAGCACCAACATCACCTTCAGCTGATCCAGTTGAACGGTTTAACGAGAAGCGCCTTCGGGCGCTTTTTATTTGCCTTCGATAGGGGCACAGGTTAAAGTAGACCGAATCAACCCACGGAGGTCTGCGATGAAGAAAGAGAAGAAACAACAGCGATCGCTGAGTCTGCCGCCCACTTTGAAGTCGGAGGTAGAAGCGCTGGCGGAAAAAGAAGGACGCAGCTTCAACCAGATGGTGGAGCGCCTGCTGAAGAAAGCCCTGTCACAAGGGGGTGAGGTGTGAGCGAGTACAAACTGTACCTTGGAAACTGCCTCGACCACTTGGAGTTCCTGCCGGACAACTCGGTAGACAGCATTGTGACAGACCCGCCCTACGGTCTGTCTTTCATGGGCAAGAAGTGGGACTACGATGTGCCTGCCGTGGAAATCTGGGCAGAGTGCCTGCGCGTCCTGAAACCGGGCGGCCACCTACTGGCATTCGCTGGCACCCGTACCCAGCACCGAATGGCTTGCAACATTGAGGATGCCGGGTTTGAAATCAGGGACATGATCGCCTGGGTATACGGATCGGGGTTCCCCAAGTCACACAACCTAAAGAATGACTGGGAAGGATGGGGTACGGCTCTCAAACCCGCGCTCGAGCCGGTCACGGTGGCCCGCAAGCCATTCAAGGGGACGATTGCGGCCAACGTACAAGCGCATGGCACAGGCGGTCTGAATATCGACGGATGCCGGGTCGGCGACGAGGTGGTCTCCACGCATTCCCGCGGAGCAAACGGGGCTTTCCCAAAAAGACCGGGGGAAACCTCGGCTGAAGAAAGCGGGCGCAAGCAAGACCAGCGCGAAGGCTTGGACCACTCTGAACGCAACGGCCGCTGGCCCGCCAACCTGATCCACGACGGCAGCGACGAGGTGCTGGCAGCATTCCCCGCCAATGCCGGAGCGGCAGCGCCAGTAAAAGGGACTGAGGATAGTGCTGCCAGTACAGGGAGCGTCACCGGTAAGCGCGCCAGAGTAAAAGGTGCGTTCCATGCAGACAGCGGCAGCGCCGCCCGCTTCTTCTACTGCGCCAAGGCCAGCAGAAAGGAACGCAACGAGGGATTGCAGGACCCCGGCCCGCAGTTCCAACATGGCGCCACGCTGCGCAAGGTGGAGAACACGGACACCAAGGGGAACAACCACCCAACCGTGAAACCAACCGACCTGATGGCCTACCTGTGCCGGCTGGTCACGCCACCTAGTGGCGTGGTGCTCGACCCGTTCATGGGGAGCGGCAGCACCGGAAAGGCCGCCTTGAGGGAAGGGTTCGGTTTCATAGGAATGGAGATGGACCCGGACTACTTTGAAATCGCCAAGACTCGAATAAAACACGAAGCAAACAAGAACACACGGTAAAGCGCCATTCGGGCGCTTTTTATTTTTTGCGGCCCACCGTGCCCATCGTGTTAAATTAGTCCGACAACCAGAAGGAGCCCACCATGGCACTTGCAGACTTCACCCCAGACAAAGTAACCGTTCCCCTCGGCAAGACAGCGTCCGTCGATGTGCGAGGCCTCGGCATCCAGGACTTCAGCCAGCTCATGCACGTCCATCTCGACGATCTGGGCGGCCTGATCGAGCTCTACGAGAAGAGCGGCGGCAACTTCACGGAGGCCGGGCTGCTGCAGTTCGTGCTGCGCCTTGTCACCGACGCCCCAGGCCTCGTGGCTCACGCTATCGCCCTGGCCGCAGATGAACCGACCCTGGTGGACAAGGCCTCCTCCCTCCCGATCCCTGTTCAACTGAAACTGGTGCAGACCATCGGAGCCCTGACCTTCGAGGACTTCGGCGGCGCAAAAAAGACGATGGCGATGTTCGAGAACCTGCTGGCAAGCGCAGCCATGATGAGCCGACCAGCGGCCGCGAACGCATAATCGCCCAGTATCACAACCTGCGCAGCGAGGTCAGCATGCTGCTGGCAAACGGGCACCTGGCCGCCCGGCAATATCCGGTAGGTCTGGTGTGGGGTGAGGCGACTATCGTTCGCAAGCGGATCAACCACCAGATGGCCACCGAGGCCATTTTGATGCAAGCGGTGGTCGGCAGTGCGCTCAACCCGAAAGAGGGGGGCAAGGCCTTCCAGAAAATGATCAAGGAGATGACAAGTGGCTGACCAGTCCAAAGACGTTGAGCTACGGATCCGGGCGCGGGACTACTCGCAGAAGACCCTGGACCAGCTGACCAAGATCATCGGCACCCTGACCGATGTGATGACCGAACAGCAGGCAGCGGCGGAGCGCGGGGAGGGGTCGAACAAGGATCTCGCCGCGACATACCAGCGCCTGGAGGACGCAGGGAAACAGCTCCTCAAGCTGGACGCCCTGACCAAGCTGTTCGAGCGTCAGCGCAAGGCGGTAGAGGACGCGGCCAAAGCCACTGAAGAAGCCAAGAACAAGCAGGCCGCCCTGGCGGATGAGCTGTCGAAGGTCGAGACACTGACCAAGAAGCAGCAGAAGTCCCTGGAGACCGCCACCAAACAGGCGGAGCGGGCGGCCAAGGCAGAAGAGACCCGGCGAACCACCCTGTCCCGCACCGCCGACGAGATGAAGCGCTACGGCATCGACACGGCCAACGCCTCGCAGGCGCAGAGTCAGTTCAGCAGCAAGGTGGCGCAAGTCAACGCAGCCCTGGAGCGCCAGAGCAAGGCCATGGACACCTTGCCGGCGGCATCCCGGGCGGCCAAGCTGCAGCAGGAGGCCAACGCCCAACTGGCGGCACAGCAGCAGGCCACCGCCCAGCAGGTGATAGAGGCCCGCAAGAAGGCGGCGGCAGAACGGGCAGCGGCAGAACAGGTAGTGCAGGCCCTGCAGCGGCAGGCGGACCAAGCCCTTGCGACAGCCCGAGGTTACCAGAGCCTCGGCCGGGTTATCGTGAAGACCGCAGATAATCAGAGCCGGTACGCGCAGTCGCTTCAGCAGATCATCTCTCCGGCGGCGGCCGCCCGGTCAACCCTGTCAGGTGTCGAGAAGCAGGTCGCCGACCTGAGCTCCGAGATCACTAGGGGCGGGAAGAACCTCAAGGACGGCGCGGCCAAGCTGAAAGAGCTAGGGGCGGCCCAGGCCTCTTTGCTGAACATGGGCCGAGGCATAGACGCCTACCGGCAGCAGGTTGCTGTAGTACGTGAATCACGTGCTTCATACGTTGCCGCACGGGAAGAGGTTAAAAACCTGGCGGCCCAGATGAAAGCCGCAGGCACGGACGCTGGTGAACTGGGGGCCAAACTCAACGCCGCGCAGCAGAACCTGAAAGCCACGGCCAACGCCCTGCGCAACGCCACCCTGTCCGCCCGGGATAGCCGCGAGGCCCTGCGGCAGGCAGGCATCAACACCAGTCAGCTGTCGGCGGCTCAAGAGAGGCTGACCGCCACGGCCAACCGAACTGTCACTTCCGCCCAGCAGGTGTCGGCCGCTCTGCGACAACAGCAGCAAGCTGGCAAGGGCGCCGCCTCGATGTTCAAGAGCCTGAGCGACGGCGGTCGTGAATCCCTGTCCATCTTCCAGCGTCTGCGAGGCGAGGTGTTGGCCCTGGCCACTGCCTATGTCGGGGTGCAGGGCACCATCAACCTAGCGGGCGGGGCGGTGGACGCCTACAAGCTGCGCCAGCAGGCCCTGCTCAAGATCAGCGCAGTGGTCGGCCAGAGCGCCGAGGCGCAGAACGAGCAGTGGCAATACATGGTGGGCCTCGCCAACAAGCTGGGCATCGAGCTCTCCGTGGTGGCCACCAGCTACACGAAATTCGCCGTGGCAGCCAATGCAGTCGGGATCGGCATGCAGGAGACTCGCTACATCTACGAGTCGATCGCCAAGGCGGGCCGGGTATTCGCCCTGAGCTCCGACGACATGAACGGGGTGTTCAAGGCGCTCGAGCAGATGCTGTCGAAAGGCAAGGTCTACGCGGAAGAGCTCCGTGGCCAGCTCGGTGAGCGACTGCCGGGGGCCGTGGCCCTGTTCGCCAAGGGCATGGGCATGTCTGTCCAGGAACTAACCAAGGCCCTCGAGCTCGGCACCGTCCGGTCGGAGGACGTGATCAACTTCGCCCGGGAAAACGCCGAGCAGGTCGATGCCCTGGTGGAGAAGGCATCGGGATCCGTGCAGGCGGCGGAGGCGCGTCTCCAGTCGGCCATGGTGCTGTTCAAGCTGGCTATCGCGGACTCAGGCTTCATCGAGCACTACGCCGCCATGCTGGAGCGCCTGACCACGTTCCTGAACAGCGCAGAGGGCCAGATGGCGGCGGCCAAGCTGGGCGAGGCATTCAGCCACGTGGCGGATGCGGTCATCTATTTGGCCGATAACCTTGAACAGGTCGAGAACATTCTCGTCACCCTGGCCCTCTTTAAATTCGGCCAGATGCTGGTGGGCATGGCGGTCGGGGTAACCAACCTGGTCGGCAAGGTCAAACTGCTGACAGGGTCAATGATCGCCCTGGACGCCTCGTTGATAGCGGCCAACACATCGGCTGGGTTCCTGAAAGCCGGACTGCTCCGGCTGATCCCGGCCATCGGCCTGGTCCTGGCCGCATGGTCGCTTGGGGAGTGGGCCTACGAGACGTCCGAGACCTTCCAAAAAGTGATGGACTATGTCGGCCTGTACCTGCGCGGCGCCATCGAGCTAATCGGCACCCTCATCGCGACTATACCAGAGGCCCTGAAAGACGCTGCTCGCGGGGCCAAGCATGTCTTCATGAGCATGTTCGAGGACCAAGGTGAGTTCGTCAGCAACACCGCGAAGCTGTGGGATGACCTGTCCAAGTCGTGGGCAGACGCCCAGGACAAGATGGACCGGAAGCATGCGGCGTCCACAAACTACCGCATGGGCTTGGTCAACACCGAGTTCAACGGCTGGATGGACAAGATCGATGAGCTCAACCGCAAGCAGATGTCCCCGTCCGGGGCAACCGGCGGGTTCGCTGACATGTTCAGCACCCAGACCCAAGCACCGCCCCTGACCCGGCCCGGCTTCCAATTCACCGAGGATCCGGGCGGCGGTAGCACGGCGGCCTCCCGTGAGGTTGCCCGCCTGACCAAGGAGTATGAGAAGCTCGGGTTAGCGGCTGACAAGGCCGCCAAAGCCGCCCGAGAGGCCCTCGTGCGCAAGGACCTGCCAGGCCGGCTGCAGCTGATCGACGAGGAGTTCGCCCCTCGCTACGCCGAAGCCAACAAGGTGGGGGGTGAGGCGGGCAAGCAGCTGGTGGCCCAGCTCGACGCGATCGTGGCCAAGCGCAAGGAGATAGAGCGCCTGGAGTTCGAGAACGCGACCAAGGGGGCCGCCAACGACAACAAGCGGGCCAATGCCCTGCTTTCCCTGCGCAACCAGTATGAGCAGATGGAGGCATCTCTCGGGCAACGGGAGGCCAAGATTGACCCGACCAAATCGTTCGCTGAACGGATGGCGGCCGATCTGGCAAAAGTGTCTGTCCAGTATGACCAGCTGATCGCCAAGGCCAAAAAGCTGGGAGACCAGAAGCTGGCCACCCAGTTCGAAGACCTGAAGAAGCAGAACCTCGAACTGGCGACCCTGAAGGCCCGCACGGATGAGCTGAAACGCCTCGAAGACGACGTCAACTCGCAACTGGAAATCAAACGGTCCCGTCTGCAGGAGATCAATGCGCTCCGGGAAGCCGGGGTTATCTCTGAGAACGAGCAGGTGTCCCGCACGGTCGCGCTCTACAACGAGCAAAACGGCGCGATTGCGGCCTCGGTGGACAACTTGGAGGCATTCGCCCGTACCATGCAGTCGAGCATGACGGCCGAGCAGTTCGCCAAGATAAACGCCGAGATCGCTACGATGCGAGCAGGGCTGCAGAACATAACCGGCACGTACACGCAGTGGGATACCATGATCGTGAACGGGGTTTTGGACAGCATGTCCACCAGCTTGAACACCATCGCGCACGACTTGGTTGAGGTTATGCACGGGACAATGTCAATCGGCGATGCCTTCCAGAACCTGGGGGTTGTAGTGCAGAAGTTCTTCGCGGACTTCCTGCTCAAGATAGCGGAGGCCATTCTGCAGCAGATGTTGCTCAACGCCCTCGCAGGGGCAGGCTGGGGCGGCGTGTCCAGTGCGGCGATGGCAATGGGCGGCGTGCCCAGTGCGGGGACGGCCGCCTCGGTGCCGGTCAAGCACTCAGGCGGGATCGTGGGAGGGCGGTCTAACCGGACTCGCGACGTGTCGCCGAACTGGTTCGCCAATGCGCCCCGGTTCCACGACGGCGGGCTCCCGGGTCTCAAGAGAGACGAGGTGCCCGCCATTCTGCAGAAGGGCGAGCAGGTGCTGTCCAAGGACGACCCGAACAACATCCTGAACGGAGCCGGCCAGCAATCATCCGGACCCGCGCAACCGATGGGTGTCAAAATCGTCAACACCTTCGACGCATCCGACGTGGTATCCCAAGGCCTGAGCACAGCCGCCGGCGAGCAGGCGATCATCAACGTGGTTCGGTCTAACCGCTCCGCCATCAAGAACCTACTGAAATAAGGAGTGACAGGTGGCCGAGCACATCGAGGTCTTCAACCACCCGCACAACTGGTCGACACCGTTGGTCGAGAACTACGAGTTCAAGACCGACATCGTGACCAGTCAATCGGGCCGGGAGCAGCGCCGCTCCCTCCGCCGAGTGCCGCGTTTCGCCGTTGAGACGAGGATCAACGCGGTCGGCGCGGAGCTCATCAAGCTGCGGCGCCAGCTCACATTGTGGGGGCAGTACCCATTCTGGCAACCGGACTGGGTGAGATGGGCGCCGGTGGCGTCCGCGGTGTCGGTGGGGGTGTCTACCCTGCCGACCTCTTGGGCGCTACCAGGGGCGAAAGTCGGGATGAAGGTGATTATCGACATGCCATCGGGATCGTCGCCCGCCTACACGTTGACAGGCGCCACGGCAACACAGCTGCAGCTTAATGGCCCGATCTTGGAGACAGTGCCGGAGGGCACGCGGGTTCACCTGGCCTACCAGGGCTACATCCCATCCGGGCAGCAGAGCCAGCTCATAACGGACCGGGTCTCGACGATGGTCAACCGATTCGAGGCCGACCCCACGGAGACCCCGGCCACGGAGGCCGGCACCGCAGCACAGACCTTCACCGGGATCGAGGTGGTGACCTTGCGGCCCAACTGGCAGAGCTCCGTCGACCTCTCGCACGACTACGAGGTCTACGACGTCGATTTCGGCCGCGGCATCAAGAAGCGATACAATCCGGTCAGCTACAACCGGCCGACCACCAAGTGGATGATGCGCAACATGGACGCGGCTCGCAGCATTGCGGTGCTGCAGTTCTTCCTGCGGATGAAAGGCCGCCTGCGGGTCTGCTATGTGCCGAGCTTCTTGGATGACCTGCCGCCGACCGCAACCCTGGTGAAGAACTCCGATAAATTCAAGGTGGCCGGGCTCGAGGCGATGCAGTATTGGGACCAAGCGGTGCAACGGGCGATCCGTATTGAGGGGGTTGACGGAACCGTCTGGTACAGGCGCGTTCTGAGCATGACGCAGGCCACGGCCGATACAGAAGTGCGCGTCGATACCCCGTGGCCCTTGGCCTTGGCGGTGAAGCAGATCAGCTGGATGACACGCAGCCGCTTGGCCTCGGACCTTCTGGTGTTATCATGGCTCACAGACACCGTTTCTGAGTGTGACCTGTCGTTCACGCTCTTGGAGGATCCGCAGTGAGTTTCAACACGCAAGAATACGGGGAGTATACCGGGGCCCCGATCACCCTGCTCAAGTTCGAAAGCGAGGCCGTGGCAGCGCCTGTCCTCTACACGGACATCGCCTTCCCGGTCACCTTCGCCGGCGGGACCTACATGCCCGAGGCGATCAAGGTGGGTTCCTTCACCGCCAGTGAGACCCTGGACAAGGCGAGCCTTGAACTTGTGGTCCCGACCGATTCGCAGGTGCCGATGTGGTTCCGCTACTACCCGCTCGGTGGCTCGGTCTCCTTGACCATGTACTACGGCCACGACGGGGACCCGGCGGGGGAGTTCCTGGCGATCTGGTCGGGCCGTGTCCGGCAGGTGACGCACCAGGACGACGCGGGCACCGCCACTTTGATGTGCGAGCCGATCAGCACAGCCTTGCAACGCACCGGCCTGCGCCGCAACTATCAGCGGCTGTGCCCGCATGTCCTCTACGGCGATAAATGCAAGGCCGTCAAGTCTGCGCACACCATCACGGCAACCGTGGTATCCGTGCAGGGGGACACGGTCACCGTAGCGGGCCAGCTGGCC